CGCACCCACAAATGTAATTGCTTTCAATGAACCCCCAGGCGTAGCGCCTGTGTAAACATGGACGTTCTAAATACCGTAGGTTTAACCGACGTTTCATTGAAAGCTATTTACAATCAACGCATATTATCACAACGTGACACCACTATCAATGACCTCATCGATGATGCCGTCAATCGAGTCGTAGCGACTGATAAGGCCATCAACGATAACAAACCGACCAAAGTCATTCCACAGGTGTTGCACATCGACCAACGCAATGCTCTCTCTTCCAACTTCCCGGCGTACAACCTCGAATACACGAACAAGGACCTGAACAGTCACGGTATCGCTGCTGCGATCACCAAGCTCTCTTATGATTTGATGCTAGATAGTATATCCTACAATAAGTTTACTTCCGTTCGTAGTAAAGGAATCGACGACAAAGGTAGGACATACGATGATTATGTATGTATAATAGGCGGAAATCCCGCTAAATTAGTTAAGCAACGTATGCATGCTGTACATAGTTGTAATCCAATATTAGATGCTAAGGACTCAGTTAGATGTACTGATAGAATAGAACAAGTTAGATTATATTTAGACGCCTTAAATGCTAAGAAAGATAAAACTCTAGAAGATAACACTAATATTAAGCTATGTCACCTATTTCTATCCACAAATATTATAACTTGCCGTAATTTGGCACAGGATTGCAGTAGAACTGCTAGATATATATTAGCTATAGATAGTACTTATGATATATCACTTAAACAACTAGCTGACATAATGGTCAAGAAGCGCGCTTTATTCATGCGCGGATGCATGATGTTCGACCCGTCAATATTTAAGCAGCAGCACGGTAAGATTCCTGGTATAGAAGCTACATTTCGCAAGGAAAACGGGTATATCATCTTTAACTTTCGCAATGATATGTCGATTGAGTACCGGCACTCACTACGCAATTATCTGTCTTATTTCACTACGGGAAATTTCTACAATAGCGACATGTCAGTCATGTTTCAGATGGAAATGCTGGAAAATCGCTTGGGTGTTCAGTACTTTAAAGTCAGCAGAGTAGTTAACAACCTTAAGAAAGTAGACGTTATGTCGCATTCTATCTGGTTCTCAGCTATGCATGGTATGACCGTAGTTACTTGCTACAGTACGGACATTGCACGATTAGCTAAGGGGCGTAACCGATGGTGGGGAAGGTGGGCTATACTCAACAGAGAACGTAGGAAAGATATCGGTAACTCGCAGTCCAAGTGTTTCGACACTTACGACGGTGTCTTTAAGAAAAGGTACGTACTCGTGAAGACCTCCATCATTGACAGGTTGCGTAACTTTGCGTTCGGGTCAACGGAGCAAAAGTTCAAAGCCGCTGAAATCTTTAATTATTTGCGGAGTATTACATCTGAAATATTTTTTGGCAATGAAATAGTTAAAAAAGACGACCCGTTAGATAACACGACGATGATGTCTGTGTCCATGGCCGTTTACGTCGAGCAATACCTTAAGAAATATGACCTCGGTAAGGCACAGCAACAACTATTGATCGATATAGCCGCTGACAGAGAACTCGCATTGAAGTCCATTCCGTTTAAGATATTCCATTCGCGCAATACGTGTTACGATTCCTCAGTATGGCCTATATTCAGTGCCTTACACGCCATGCTGTTCTGGTTAAAGAGTTCTACACGCGAATATGAACGAATGTTAGTGCCAACAGAAGATTATCTTCCCATCACTAGTAAACGAACCACGATGTTCAGTATAGCCGAAATGAAGGTAAAACAAGCGTGTACCAACCTTATTGACAAGACTCAGGACGCACTAAACCGGAAAAATTTATTCAAATATGAGTACCACGCCACTCATAATTTTTCTTACTGTCCTGTCGCGGTCAGAACACTAGGCGACGAATACTGCGAACAAATCGCACACAACATCAAGGAAAATTTTTGTGTAGATACCACCACAGCTGAGATTAGGGAATACTTGAATGAAAAAATAGACGAGGCAATATACGGTGGTAGTGACAAAGACTGCAGCTTGAATTACAATGACACTATTTACCGGTGGAAGTTGGCTATCGTCAATTACATAGAATCCGACCATTACTTGGAATGCGAAGCGGCTATGGACACAATCCGTGCTGGTGACGACTTTACAACCAGCGTGTTTGCGCGTGAATGCGATATAATCGAACACCCGGACTTAGTCGTTGGCGATATTGGCGATAGTCAACCTGACGAAGACACGCAAGTCGTAACTATGGTTTACGATGAGGACAAGGAGTACTATCATAAACTGGTGGCTGATTGTATACGCTACTATTATGTCCGAGGACTCCTCGTGAAATCACTCGTTTGTAACGTGTCTAAGGATAAGGACTCATACTTTCTCAATCGGAAGGGAAATCTCGACACTCTCAAACGATACAAAGCGGCTTATTCTTTAGGTATTGACACACCGCAGTCATCGATAGACCAGTTTGAACGGGACTTGATGCGGCCTACGGAGATCGATATCACACCTGACAGAGAAACCTACGCTGCTTTACAGTTAGTCGAAAATTTAACTGCGCGTGGAGGCTCTAGTTTTTTGTTGATGGATTTGCCGCAGGTGATAGCGCACTTTGACCGCATCCATGCGGTTTCGCGATGGTTCAGAGACGTGAATGTATCCAGAGTATGTTACTGGCACGCCGTATCGACCGTAGTTGCTGTAAAATTCACGGACAGATGCGCCACCGTAGGCGATTACGCCAGTAGCGACTTAGCGGATTTTTCATCGTCGCGTATCAAACTTATAACCAATATCCATAAGTTACTGGACTATCACATCACTGACCTGTATCGTGCGAGTGAGGGAAAATTCTTGACGCGTCCTATCGCACAGGCACGACCGGTTACGCCTTCCGCACCAAGAGATGCGCCTCCACCGTACCCCAGCGAACAACCACCAGTCAACCCGAAATTCGTAACCGATGAAGTTCGTAAGTTATCACTGGAACGCACTGACGAGTACAAAGGTGTCGTATATCGCCATAAAATGAAGCTTCATTCGCTGTTGCTCAAGCTCGAACTGACACCGAAGATCATACTGGAACTCGGTGCGGCTCCCGGTATTTGGACACAACTCTTGCACGGTAAGTTCCCGACCGCAGAATATCACGCGGTGTCTATTAGTGACGGGCTTCCTTACAAGCAAAAAATTGTTTCGGACAAGTTGACTTACTTTGACCAAGACGCGTTGAATTACCTTGAAGACTGCCACACTTTTTACGATTTAATTATTTCTGACGTTGCAACGGCCGACACATGGAAAGACAGCACCACCCAAACACGTATAGCTACTATGTTACGTAGGCATATGAACCCGCACACCACGGTGATCGTCAAGTTTTCAAACATGTTTACCGACATCGGGGCTATAGAACACGTGTTTGCCGGATACACCACAGGATTTATTAAACCGATTGGTAGTAGGAATCGCAGTACCGAGGTGTATTTCGTGGCCACGCCTTTGAAAGTAAGTTTAAAAACATTGCCCGACGTTAGGAGTAGCGCACTCACGGCAATGCACAATATCCTACTGACACAGCCCGCGTTGCCTAACATCTGTAGCGAAAACGAGATAGACTTGTTTTTTACACCAAGTCTAGTCGACGGCGAGCCAAAGGATACCGGCGAGAAGCAAGAAGACGGTCAGCAGACTGCTAGTATAGAAGAAGCGGCAAACACCGATACGACAACCAAAGACCCAGAATCCGTCCCCATACATGTTTCGGCATCACTGTTTTTGAAGCAACATCAAGCACACACATACTACCAGATGATGTTAGATGAAGACTGTTCCATAATCGACGTTCCACGCGACGGATACTGTCTCTATTATGCCCTCACCGGAAATTGCGTTCACAACGTGCACACTATGGTTTCCGAGCTAAAAAGCCTAGCTGTCATTATGTGGGGAAAAGATAGTCCTAAGTATCGAGCGTATATTGCCGAAAAGGAAAAGTGTAACTGGGGCGACATCGACGACATGGAACTGTTTTCCCGCTTGAAGACAGTCAAAGTATACGTTTATGACTTCAAAAATAAGCGGATCCATCAGGTAGGTTCAGGTAGTAACACCATCAAAGTGGTGTATGACGGTTCGCACTATTACGCGCTTTTGGTGTGCCCTAACAAGAGCCCGAAACCCGTCGACCACGACATGAGTCCTACTACTTTCGATGACGACCAATACGTTAGATGGTTAGACAGTACCATATCGAAAGACTCAGTTCGTGAAAAGTCGGTTACTACGAAAGCTTTGAATTACGTCGCTAGAGTCTCCAGTTCTTATACTGGTACTACTTACAATCTCTGCGACGCCGACCGCACACTATTTAAGATGGAGAGATTTTGTGACAAACACACGTCCTGTAATTTCGACTACTTCAAGACGCAAATTGCCGCGACGGACGTTACCAGTTTTACGGCAGTTGTGTGGAACAGTCCAAGTTATTTGGCTTTGTTTGCAGCGTACGTGACCGACAACAATTATTACTGTACAGCTGTCAGTCACCCTATGATTTACTACGCTGGGTACTGTGTCTTCAAACTGAGACCAAAATCCGAACATGACGTCGCTCACGATCCGGTCGGGCAGAGCGCTTTCATCAACCACCACATGACCGTATGTGGTAAGTGCGTTGACGTCAAAGCTTGGTCCGTGCTCAATTATCACTACATAACTAAGATAGGGGTCTATTCCACGTGCGCTCAATCATTGGCTACCGTCATTCCGACGACCAAGTATGAGCCGGATGTTCCAATATTTAAGTTAGTCAAGAACACGTCCAAGAATTTTAGAGTCGAACCTGTTGGTAATTACGTTCATATCGGGGTACGGTTCGACAGTGTTAGTGCCATAGACAAAGGTTGCTTGAAGCATGTGGAATCAGCTTTACAACAATATCTGACAACCCATCAGTTATTTAAACCTACGCTTCAGTTCGACGGAGTCGGTGCCGCCAACACCGATTCTATCATCGAAATGTTGAGTAAGTACTGTACGATATTGTATGATACCATCAATGTAGCCGACACCTCAAAAACGCAGTTGAAATTCAAGCCGGAAACTAAGTCGCCGTTCTGTAAAGCCAACAAAAGAATGAACGCGTGTTTCGAAGCTTTAGAAATGGCAAGACACGAAAAGACTAGAATACTGGACGAGTTACAGCGTTACGCCGCGGCGCAAAAAGAAGCCATACTAAGGGTTTCCAAAAGTAACCACAAGACCATTGCTACTATGTCCACAGGTAAGTTGGCCGCCATCGATTTCAACGTCGGTAAGTACGCTATTAAGAAGTGCGATTTCGATTACAAAGGTACTTACGCTAAAGGGTACAGTTACGAAACGGAATCTGTCGTAGATATATCGGATTGTTTTTCAGGTGACGAGCCCATTCCGAAACCGGGTTACGGCATTGTCGTGTACACGAAGGAGTGTCGTATGTTCAATTCCGACAAAATATACGACACGATTTCCAACCGCAAATGTTTGCTAGACAACGTAGATCGCCTTCATATCACCTACGTCGACGGTGCACCTGGCGTGGGAAAGACACGGTACATTCTGGACTCTTTACACGGTAACACTAATGACACCCAGACTATGGTTTTATGCGTGAGCAAACATTCTGCCGAGTCCTTCCGTAAAAAAGCCATTGACCGTTTCGGATTCGACGTTAATATCGCTCGGTTGAAGTTCAGGACCTTGGACTCGCTTTTAATGCATTTTGCGGAACAGGAGTACCCCAGTATGACGCGGAAATTGTACGTCGACGAAGGAATGATGGAACACATCGGAAAGATATTATGGGCCGCATTGTTGCTTAACGCTATGGAAATAGTTATAATCGGTGATAAGGCGCAGATACCCTTCATAAACAGAGACAAAACACGCTGCCTACACTACCACAAAATTGACAGCGTAGTCCCGGACAAAAACACGTACACCACGAAAAACGATACGTTCGTGTCCTACCGCATGCCGCAAGACGCCACCCACTTGTTGAACAGTTTAAGAGCGTACCCTAAGATCATACGGACTTACAACAGCGTGGTTAACTCAATCAATCTTGTCCTGTGCCCGGAAGGTACATACCAGGTGTCCACGCGCAAATTTGACCAGCACCCTACGTCTCCGTTGGCCGCTTTCGGTAATCTTATAACACCTGAAGTCGTTGTCTTGACGTATATGCAGAACGACAAGAAGACAATTCGCGAACATTTGAAGGCCAACGGTCGCGAGAATGCCGTGCACACTATAGGAGAGTACCAGGGGAGCGAAACTGAAAAGATTATTCTGATAAGACTGTCCTCCAAACCAAATCCAGTGTACGATGAACCCAGTCAACAACTCGTAGGAATATCACGCCACACTCAACAGTTCACGTATATCACTCCCATTACTGACGCGCTGTCCAAGACGATCATGAATCGCGCGCACGAATTCAAGGATATACAACGACTCTACGTCTCGACGAAAGGCGGTGGGATATTGGCTGGACCACGACAGAATAAACAGTTTCCAGTGTTTCTCGTGAACTACACCGCGCCTAAGACCTTCGACATGCTCAAGCAAAACGGGTTTCTAAGAGATTTTGTTGTCGCCAATCGTGGTTATAACATCATCCCCACACGTGCCGCTTTGCAGAAAATACACGTGCCTCTACCCACAGACCCTGTAATACCCACGTGTAAGGTCGGAGACCCGGTTAATGTTCTTCAAACTTTCATCGACGCAATGGTGCCCGGTGGTAGTACTCGCTTAATGGAGCATGACAACTTACGATTCGAGGAAGAACCATTCTACGTAACGAATGCCTGCTCCGTGCGCGAGATTCAACGCATAAAAACAGAACGTTTCGACACCTACCGTAGTTCAATTCGCACTCATTGTCCGGCTCCTGTTTGGGACACGCAGAAACAGTATCTAAAGGCCTTCAGCGAACGTAACGGTGGTGTGCCAGATTACGGTGGGACTCGGGACAACGTCGTGTTAGTTGAAGAAATGCTGCAGAATTTCAAGACGGCTTATCTCCGTCCACCGTTCCTGTCAACGTTTCAAGATTCCGAAATCGATATAAACGTTGATTCATTGGAGGACTGGCTGAAAGACAAACCGCAATCAGTCCTGGAACTTATGAAGTCTGACGAGGATTACAGCATATTCGACAAAAAATTAGACACCTACAGCATGATGTTGAAGAAGCTTCCGAAGATAGTCACCGACGCCGAAGCGGCTTACAAAAACAAGAGTCCGCAGACCATTTTATATCACTGTCAATCAGTGAACGCGGTTTTTTCCCCGATCGTTCGTGAAATGAAGTCGCGTTTAGTTTCTGGCTTGCTTGCTAATAAGATAATCGCGACAGACCTATCCTCTGACGAACTGGAAGAGCTGATGTCGACACGCTTTCCACCAAGCATGATTAAGAACTTTTGTCAGACTGTGGAAGGCGACATCGGAAAGTTTGACAAATCTCAAGAGATGTTGGCCTTGATGTTCGAGCTGAAAATCATGACGTTTTTAGGTTTCCCCAAGAAATACTTGGGACTGTGGGTATACATGCACGTTTACACAAGAATGATAGCACGTAACGCCGGCTTCAGTGCCCACGTCCATTATCAAAGGAAGTCTGGTGACGCCATGACATTTTTAGGTAACACACTGTTTTTGATGGCCGTTGTTGCCACTACATATGGTGCTGAAATTACGCGTAGATCTGTCGGGTGGTTCGCCGGTGACGATTATTACATGTTCACACAAGACCCATTAGACTTGTCTGACGCTGTCCAGCATTTTGCCATGTGTTTCAACCTCGAACTGAAAGTAATGGAGAAGAAAACACCTTATTTCTGTTCAAAATTTTTTGTACCTACCGTTAACGACAGATGGAAAATGGTACCGGACATCGTCAAGACCGTTATAAAATTAGGACGTCGCGATTTGGTCAATAGACAACACGTTAGGGAATTTAGACAATCATTGAAGGATTTATATAAAGATTTTAACAATATTTTATACGTGCCTTATATCGATCATTGCCTCGCAGACCGCTACAAACCATACGGATGTGAACAAGTATACAGTGCCATATTTACATTAATCAACGACGATGAGTATTGGGACAAGTTGTATTTTGTTCCCTCAGGTGCTGTGATCGATGAAAAAAGGGGTTTTTCTCGACAAGATTTTTAAATTATATTAATGGTTAGTCTTCTATTCACACCTTTAACATGTTCGCCCTATTTGTTTTCGTTGTTGCACTATGTTCGCTTCCCGCGGACTCCCACGTCTACCCAACTCCCGTTTTTCGATTCAGCGATTGTCATAACAGTTCCCTGTTTTTCCGTAACAACTCTAATGCGCACGTCGCCGATCTGGAAGTACGATGCGACATAGTCGAGTTGCCCTGTTCGGTAATTTCTAATAGGCAAGCCACTTACATGACCTTAAGATTCGATGAGTTTCCTTCAAATTGCACCTACATAACACGTAAAGATAACCCGTGTGTATTTACTCCACCCTGCGCCAAATTTCGCATTCTACAGATTCACGACGCCTTTCACAACGTCGACACTATAGTGTGCATTGGAGTATTGAAAGATACACAGTTCCCGCCGATTCGCCATGCCAAAGTTGCACCCGTTCAACAATATTTTTCGAATATGACTACGTTTCTTTATGCTTCCAAGAATAGTGTTAAGTTTAGTTTGTATGACACACCGCAAATCAGGAATCTCAATATCTACGCATTATGTTTCGATGACGAAGCTTACGCCAAATTTATACCCAAGGCTTTATTAGACCAAATGAATCAAAGTAGTTTACTTTCTGATCAATTCGTTACAGTAGATACCTCTACAGAATTCACACAAATTTTCTTAAATTATCACCCCAACATGCGTAAATATTTGGATTCCAACGTCTTTCCACTACCGCTCGCAGTACCGCAAGGATATAACCTGCAAACCTCGTGCAATTCATCCGCGCCAGTTTACCAGCAGATCGTTCCCGCCGCCGACAAGATGATCTACCCCATAGTAAACGGATACGACGATAGCACTTGCCGTGACCCTCTGATAATACCACCATACTTATACTGCATGGATTATTTTTACGGTCGAGGTCGAAGCTGCCCGTTGAAGGTCAATCCACCGAGCATCGCTGGGGCGCCTAACTTCCATATGTTTACACGATGGTACATAAGGTCTCCGTGACTGGCGACAAATGTCACAGGTGCGTTCGTGGAAGACGTAAAATCTCTAATAGATTATTATATCGCTAGGGCTAATTTTACTAACACTACCATAGATTACGATAAGTTGAGCGAAGTTCTATCGAATGTAAAAATTAACGTAACCACTACGCAGTCTAAACCGTCGTTTTCTTACTACCGCCGGCTTATAGATTACTATATCGACCACGACTACAATATCACACACCATATTTTTGGTGGCGGTTCTATAGTTGGTGATAGGACTAAAAGGTTTACGTTCGCTGGATTGTTCGAGAGCTCCATTCTTGCCATAGTTAGACCGATTTTACATATAATACACGAATTTTTCTTGGAATTTATTGAACCCTTATTAGAACGTTTGATAGATATATTCGCAAAAATAACATTACCATTAGTTAAAACAATATTTACTTTTTCAAAAACTTTGTTCGAACACATATACAATTACATAATCGAAAACGTACCTGAACAGACATTGATAGACTTTTTCGAAAGATTTTTAAAATTTTTATACAGAATATTGCATGTTGTTGTTGAAAAATTTGTAGACATTCTAATAAACACTAACACTACACATAAAATTTTTGAGTTTGTTGCACTATATTTAATTCTGTTTTACTATTTTAAAGCATATTTCTTATCATTAATTATCACAATAGTAACTTTTGTAATCATTGGCATAGAACGCACCGACGAACATACCATAATGGTTATATTAATTTTTACTTTTCTATTGATTCGCTGCTACACTAACCCACGAAATGGCTATTATTGACGAAATTGACACCACTACCAACAACCGCGAACGCCGCCTGACTACGCAAGGCGTTACTGTCATACGCGGTGGTCAGACCGTCAATGATTCCTTTTTCCAAGCTACTTTAAGTTGTTACGCTAATATAGTTTACCACCCTATTGCTATGTACATGCTGGCATTGGCTATCATGTTTGCGCTATCGGAACACCATGGTACCGACGGACCACTCGAAGTGATTAAAAACATTTTCGTGAAGTTCGCCGACGACGACAAAGAGCCAGACGCGCTCCGAAAAATCGCAAAATACATGATCACCGTGTTTACGCATTTAATAACCTATAAGGATAAGTACGCTACATTAATTTTCATTTCCGTTGCCCCCATCGCTAAACCCAGCACACGCAATATTATTTTCGCTTCTTTAATTACCATTAGTCTGATTCTAGGATCTTTTACTTTACTGGAGATGTTTATTTTTTCACAATTATTTTATTTACACGTAATGTATCGTAACCCCACTTATAAATTACTGGCCGTATTCGCGATGGTCGGACTATTCTTTTTGGACAACTTCTTTACTCCATCAACTCCCGAATCTCCTCCCACTCAAACCACAACCAGTAAACCACCTATAACGACCACCACTAAAACAAGTCGCCTACGTCGTTCCGTCGGCGATGCATTCTCTCACACTTCCGACCCCACTGTCTGACACCCACATTCCACTCTTTTATCATTATACCACCGCGTCCTATGACGTCTTTGCATTTAAATTTTTGGCATCGTATACCCATTAATATACATAATTTTACTTTTAATTTCAACCCTAC